TGCTGCTTCCAGTACCTGTTCAGGCGTAAGGTCGCTCAGCTTCACATTCGCTGCCGGTCGGTGTGGTCAGCTTGCGTACTGACCCTTCCGGGGTGTTCTTTCCCCAGGTGTTGTGAAGTTTGGTGGGTGGCATCCCAGTGCTCCTAAAACCCGTTGGTCGATGGATCAGAATGGACCGAAGATTGCAACGGTCATGGTGGTGAGCGTGCCCGGATGAACCATGTTGATCCGGCCGTTGGCATCTCGGAGTGCGGTACTGTTGTCGAGAAACACCACCAACTCCGTTGTTGCACCCATGCCGGGTGATGCTTGGGTGATGACGTCTTGCCATCCGGCAGCCGGAGACGATCCAGGCGGAGCAACCGCCGTGGGGTTGGTCACCTTGTTCGGAGAGCCACCCGTCGCCTGTGCGGTACCACCGTTCTTGTAGTGCAGCATGTATCGTGCGTTGGGAATGGCTGTGAAGAAATCCGCAGCAGTACACGCGGTGTACGTTGGTGCGACCCCGAGGTATCCGGGCTTCTGAACAGCGGAGGTCATATCGGTCATGGGATCGATACCGCCGTTTCGTTCTGCACCCAGTCGTAGAGCGTGTTGAGTGGAGGACCACCCGCAGCGATCTTCGACCCGAACCCCTTGCCGGAGATGGCCGGAATCATGAACGTTCCGTCTTTCATCTCGGCCTTGATGTCACCGGTTGCCCGGCAGGCGTACAGGACGCCGTGAACGTCACCACCCGAGTCGCTGATCGCCTGTCCTTCAACCTTGAAGAACGGGCGGATGTCCAGCGCACCCTTGCGATACGTCTTGATCTGGTTGGGAGTCACGCCTGTCGTGGTGACGGTTCCACCTGCGACAGCGGCGTATGCCTCGAGAGACAAACCGCCGTTTTCGAGATCCCAGTTGGCGACCGGTCCCTTACCGTGTGACGTCTGCAACTGGTCGTCACCTCGGAGGTCCTCGTAATCCTCCGTCTCCGTGAACGTGAACGTTTGTGCGTTCGGAAGGTCGATTGACGAACCCGCCAGAACCGTACGCGTCGCGTCGGTGTACGGAGTGATCTTGACATCCCGAAGGCCATACGGCAACGGAATGGTGTTAAGGGGCATGCCCCACGCTCCCTTCGTTCATCGGGGGCTGTTGGAATTTCTGCGTTTGCATCAACTTCCCATCACGAGTGGAGAATTGATGCAAGACGATGATTCCCGGACCAGCGCCGCACCATCGAGACGAACAACGAACTTCGATGACTCCCTCGTCGTCCGAAGGCTTCAACAGTTCGGCGTGTTTCTTGGCATCGCAGCGCAACTCCACCGGGTATTACTCCTCGTCGATCGACCGAGAACCGCTGTGTTGGTCAGCGACACCATCCTCGTTGACACTGTCCTCATCGGACAGTTCCTCGTCCTGGGGTGGCTGAAGTTCCGGTGTGGTCTCGGCGGTTTGTGCGGTGATCAGTGGCGGGAACGCAACGGGGTCAGCCTCCACCGCCCGATTCTCGTCAGCCATCCCCCGATAGTCCCTGTCGATGATGACGAGTTCGGAATCGGCTTCGATGTACGGCCAGGCGTGCTCCGAGATCATGTCGCTCGGAATCATCCATCCGTTGGCGACGTGCCATCGAAGGGTCTTGTTTTCCACCGGAGGGTCGAGGGATGCCCACTCCTTCTCCGTGATCTGGCGGACGTGCGACGTCCCGATGTACTTGACGTATTTGGTCATGACTCCCTCACTGTCCAGACCCGACGATGTTGAAGGTGGATGTCCGGATGATGGTTCGACTGATGTCATCGGACAGGTCCCCGGAGTCCAATGTCCAATCGATGGAGGATATCCAACCCGTGTCTGTGCGTTGTGCGGCGATCGAGGTCAGGACATCCCGAATGCGCTTGATGATCTGGTCAATCCGATCGTAGTCGTTCGGACGATCGTGCACCCACACCACCAAAGACCGTTGCCGGACCACATCAACCCCGGGGTTCGTCTCGCCCCATCGGAAGACGATGTACGGCCGTTGCGATGGCGTGTCGACGTCCCCGGAGTTGATGCTGTCGCGGGTGATGCCAAGCGAATTTAGCTCCGCATCGTTGTACACTGCTCGAGCTATTGTCTTCCTCATCCGGGCAACCGCCTTATCGCTGCGTTCACGGCAACCGTGATGTTCCTCGTGAGTTCTGGACCAATCTCGAGCATCGTCGGTCCGATGATGGCGTACCTACCAGACCATCGAACTTCCAGCCAGAACCCATACGGCATCGTGTGGTACAGAACCAGTTCGTGCTTGACCATCGGCGTGAACTCGTGCTTGGCCATCAGCCCGTTACGGGCATTGCCGGTTCTGTCCGTCCATGGTGCGTTCTGGCGCATGTGCGACTCAGCGCGCGGCTCCATGACGTCGAAGGCGAGCGACACACCAGCGTCGATGTACGGCAGCAACCGCTTCATGTTCGGTGTCAAGGTATCGAAGTCGAAAACCGTACCGCGCTTGCTAGCCATGAGCTTCGACCGCGCCTTTGGTTTCGTACCCATGCCCGTCCATCAACGCGATGACTTCATACCGTCGTCCGTCATCGCCGATCCAATGATCTCCCGGCTCCATGATGCAGTCCCAATCGCCCAGCAGATAGAACCCGATGATCCGTTCCACACCATCCACCATCAAACGCGGATTGGTGCCTTGGGGTGTGAACTCGATCGAGATCAGCTTGAACGTCTGGGGATCACGTGGTGTGCCGTCCTCCGTGACTTCGCTGCCGGCATCGGTCTTGTACTTGACCGTGGGAATCAGTGAGATCGTGGTTGGGTCCATCGCGATGTACGCCGTCGTACCTTTGCGGAGCACTGCCCGCGTAGCTTCAACGCTCATTGCCGCTCCACTGGGATCGTGTACGCCGCGCGCGATGGAACAACGACCGGATCAACGCTGGTGAAGCCAGCCGCAACGGCCATGGCGTTCTTGTGGAGATCAGACAGCTTTCGCGAGGATCCAGATTCCGTGGTGTCCACCATCTCGACATACGCGGCTGCCTTCTCCCGCCAGATGGCTGCTGCTGCCCCGGCAACTGACCCGTACATCTCGAACATGGAATCGAGCAACGCGTCGGTGTACACGTCATCGTCGGTTGCCACATCCGCAGCCCTACGCAAGGCCGCCAGTTCGTCTGCAGACGCCATTTCAACCCCCGGGGGTAGTGGTGGACCCCATCGGGGTCATCAACGGCTGTACGGCGCCCTCAGGCGGCCGGTGTGGGCGGTTGAGACAGGCCCTCATCCACACCGGCCGCGTTCGGGATGTTACGCCGACTCGTCGTCCTTGCGAAGCGCGGCGATGTAGTCGGTCTTGCGGTTGCTGGCCGGTTCGATCGTACGGCCGGCTTCACGGCGCTTGTCGACTTCGGCCTTGATGTCGGCTGCCGACCACGAGTCGTAAGTGTCGGCTGGTTCTTCATCGATGCCATCGGACAGCAGTCGGATTGCCACACCGACCGGCGTGTCTCCCTCGACTGACATGTCGTCCGGGTAGTACCGCTCGAGAAATGCCCGCAGTCGAGCCATCTCGGGGCTCTCCGCCTCCGGCGCCGGAGCGATGACCGGGGACACCAGTCGATCGCGGTACTGAACCGGCACGGATTCCGGACGCTGCCGCAGGTACTCGACGTCCTCGTCGGTCCATTCGTCCGGCTTGGTCAGATCCACTTGTCGTGACAACGCACAACCTCCCACAATCACGATTGAGCGACAGGTGCCGGAACAACATCTGTCCGGCAACCCATCGCGACATATCCCGAGCGATTGCATCAACGAGCAGTTGGCCGATGACCAGAACCCGTGATGACAGCCACCAGGAATGATTACATCAGCTGTACGCTGCCGGTGGCGCATACGAACCGGCGGTAGCGATCTGCATCACGTACGCGCCGCCTCGCTGCCGGGTACCGAAGCCGAACCCGGTCATCCAGAACGAATCGATGAGCGGGTAGTCCGGCGTCTTGCCCTTGACCAGCTTCAGCCCCCGCAGGTTCGCGTTGGCGTGCTGCCGGAAACCCATCGGGTTGGTGAGGTTGTTCTCGCCTCCGGTCGCCACGCCGACAACGTACCCAGCCGGGAACCAGTCGTCCTGCACGATGAGCAGAGTACCGTAAGACCCGATCACAGTGAGGCCACGAAGCGCGTTGGCCGGAACACCCTGACCCATGACCACCTGGGTCTGGTTGACGAACGTCCCCGGCTGGTTCGATGCCGGCAGGAAGTCCCACTTTGCGGTACCGCCGTTCTGCACCGCCTTGAACGTCCGGATAACATCGCCTTCGACCTTGTTCACCAAAACGGCTCGAGTGTATCCGAGCAGTTGCGTGTACCCGTGCGCGTCGAAGTCGTTCGCGATTTCGTCCAGGTCACCGGAGTCGATCGTTGCCGCACCGGAACGTACGTAGTGCGTATGGGAACCCGTGAACGTGTTCGTCTTGTACGCCGGGGGAACCGTGCCATCGGCGTTGTAGAACCGATACACGTTGTAGTTGTTCCCCTTGATGGTGGCGGTCGTGTTGACGTTCGAGAACAGTGACTTGAGCAGCTCGAACATCAACTTGCGCCAGTACGCTTCGACCGCCGCGTTGGCCACGGAGTCCACCATCGCCTGGTCGGCTTCGGAAAGGTACTGCCACGTGTACCGCCCGGCCAAGTCGTACCACTTGAACGAGTAGCCGAGCTGGAAGTAGTTCGGCTGCACGCGGGAACCAACCGGCTGACCGAACTCCGTAGCGTCCTCGAAGTCGACACCATCGCCCACCTGAGCCACGACGTCTGTGGGGTTCGTGACGTCGTAAGTGAGGAAGTTCACGATGGCCTGACGCGACGAGTTGACCGCGTTGAGCAGTTCCATGAACTGCGCCCACACATCGTTCAGCGGTGTGCCATCCGCCAACTGCGTGAGGACGTCGGACACGACGTGCGTGCCGTGAAGCGGCGCACCACCAGCGGCACCCGGGATGATGCCCAGTTGGTGCAGATCGACCAGTTCCAGACCGCGCTTCGGCGTTGCCGAGTACGCACCAGCCGGGAAAACCAGATCGTATCCACCGGGGACGATCGGCCGCTTACGCGGCAGAATGAGGTTGGACATCACTGCACCACCCTCACAACGATCCGACCCTTGTCCGGGGTGTCCGCGACACGAACACCGATTTGCTTGTTGGACGTCGTGGTAGCCGTGATAGCGCCAGACACGTTGTCCACGTAGTACGCGGTTCCGAGAACCGTAGCGGTCGATCCATCGTTCAGGAAGAACGCATCCACGATCTCCCCGGACGTCATCACGTCCACCACATCCCCCGCCGCCTTGGACTCGCGAACGTTGATGATTCCGCGAATCGCCGTGGCAGCCCCGCCGAGCAGCAGCAAGCCGGTTGCCGCCTCGATGGAAACGCCGAAGATGCGTTCCTTTTCGAGCGCGGTCGACACCGACAACGCGACCTTCAGCTTTGCACGGAAACCGCCGCTGATCGGGTCGTACTTGTCAAACCTTGCCATTCCTCACTCCCTCCGAAGTGTGGCCCTGGTTGTTGGATATCGCGATCCCGGTTGGCCACTGACCACACGGGAGGTAGAGCTGTGTTAACCGACGCGATTCAGCGCCGGGAACCGCTTGGCCAGTTCTTGCCGAGACGGCTGGTGGCCTTGACCTTTGCGGTTGCCGTTCATCTGCGAACCCGACTCGTTCGCTCCGGCATCGCCGGTTTGCTTGGTGACTTTCTTGACCAAGTACGGCTTCTCCTTGGCCAGTTGCTTCAGCGCGGATCGGAGAGCTTTCTTGTCCACCTTGCCATCGTCGGACATGTCCACATCAGACAGATCCGCCAGGCGGAGCGCGACGTCGGGGTCTTCCCACACCGGCATGCCATCGCCAGTCATCGTGAGCGCAGCCAGCTTGATGGACAGTGACCGGTTGGCCTCGGCCATCTTATCACGTTCGGCTTCGA